GACACCTTCCTTCTGTTTTGGTATCGAAGCCAGCCACGCTCTCTGTCTAACGTATTGTTCAGCTTGCTCTAGGCACTCGTAAAAAAATTGGCGCGTTCACCCACGAACACGTCAACTTGTTCTTTAATCCAGCCGTGGGTTTCGTATAATTTGCGTGCTTCGCTTTCTGAAAACTCCAACGCTTCGCCGCCAAGAATAAGACCAGACCAGCCCAGCGTACATGCAGCAAGTAACTCCAACGCTTCGGAATCAAGCCCTGTAAAATCAGGCTTACGACCCTTGCTTGCACGCATCAAACGGCGGTTTTGAATCTCGCGTTGCTTGTTGCGATATGCCGCCGAATCAGTACCAGCAAGCAAGATTGTCATAGGCTCGCCATCATGTAACAACGGCTCACCAGAGACTGGATGTTCCAGCTCCAATGTTGCGCCATTATTTGATTTTTCTTCTAAGTTAATGTCGTTTAAGTCCATTTAATTAAGCTCCTTATGCTTCAAATAATGATTGTGGGTCGATAGCAATATCAACAACGGTGGTTTCAACGCTATCGACTGCAATAGCACCTTGCGCGGCTTTCATTACTTTTCCTGTTAATGACCCTGTATTACCAGATGGCAACGTGATAATAAATGAGAAACTAGCCGATGAATTTAAAGCGGTCTGTAACAATACTTGCCCCCCGTCCGTCACTATTTTACCAATCGTTATAGTCATATTGGAGATATTGTAGGATCCTTTTAACTTTTGCGGGTAAGCACGCTGTAGTGTTTGGTGTGCGATTTCGTTGAAAACTTTGCCAAGCTCGCCCCCAATATCTACAACCTCCCCGATATTTGTAAATGTTACTGCTGCATAACCAGACGCGTTATAAGTTGCTGGAAGTGTTGCAGATATGCCGATTGTGGCACCGTTCATGTTTGAAACTGGCATGATAGCCTCCTGTTTTATCGTGTTACAAAAGCCCGATAATTTGCGCGGATAACGATTTCATAAAATCCACCGCTGACCCTTCCACCATCTCTATTGTTAGAAATGATGTTAATTTCTTGTCCTGAATAAGTTAGCTTAGAGCCAATCTTTAAAAGGACTAAAACTTGTTCTGCTTTCTGCTTGACAATGATTGCGCCCACGTCAGCAGGATATTTCAATATGCACTGATAAAAACCCACTGCATTATCAGTATCAGCAAGTGAGAACGCCGCCTTGCCAGCTGGAAACGTTGTCATTTCCATAAACTCGCGCCTTGCTTGTGGCTTATAAATGCCGCGCTTGCTTGTGTATGATACGCCATCCCACGCTGAATATGCGCCGTTATCGTGGACTATATCAATGTCCAAAGAACCACCCAGCATCAACGATGTAAAAGCTTGGTCAATTTTAATGCTCATCGTAACGCCCTGACTTCATCTTTCACAATTTGACGAACACGAGCCACACTGCGCCCTACCATACCGTCAATATTTTCATATTTTTTAGCGTATGGCAGATGGTTTGTGAAATAAGTCAGCCCATCACCGCTTGCGCCATTGTTTATTTCAGATGTTACAGCCGAACCGCTTGGATCTTTTCTGCCTAAAATATTACCAGTTGGCTTGTTTTCTTGTATCTGCCAGTTTCCTTTTAGCCGACCAGTGTCCACCCGTGTTTGCTCGACAATGCCGCTGAATAATTCAACCTTAACAGCCCTCGCCAGATTACCTAAATCCTTACCGCCTTTACTAGCCAAGCGTTCTAAATCAGCCGCCCAACTCATTTGCGCACCTGTACAAAGAAAACAATAGCAGTCGAACTATCTGGTTTAATAGTCTTGATATTTTGAATGCTCCAATCTTCACCAGCTATCAATACTCTGTCGTCAGCTTGCGGCGTTTGTGTGTTACTTAAAATCAACTCTTTATCACCTACTAAAATTCGCTTCCCATCTATAACTTTGTCATGATATGGGCGCAACAATCCAACAGTGGCAAGACCTGTCACTCCGCCTGCTATTACAGTGCCTGTAATTGGGTCGAACACCTCGCCCATGGTGCGCTGTAGCGTAACATTAGCACCGAACTTAGTTAGGAGCTTTAGTGTAGTTGCAGCCATATTGCCATAGAAACTCATTATCTATGCAACTCAACAACGTATAAGCCGCTATTATTTAATAATGTCCGCAATAATGAGTCACCTGTACTTGTGCGAGTTGCTTTCTGGTCTGCACCATCAACTACTGCATAAGTGACATCTACCGCGCCCTCTACGCGCTCACGCTTCGCTACAAGGTTTGGATTAACTGGACGGTTATACAGGTCAATCCCTGCATGTACGTCAAGCGCAAACGCCCATTGGCATTGTCTAACCTGTCTTGGGATTTCGTTCGCGTTCCAGTACCAGCCCTCAAGCTGCAAGCCGAAGCGTGGAAACGACATTGATTGGTCACGAACATTACGCGTGCCTTTCAGATTGGTTTCGTGATGATCGATGAATTGAGCGGCTTTAACTAACTCCACCTCTGTAGATAGCCCCACGGGGATATTCACGCCAACGCTTGCTGCATACGCAACAAATTCAGCCACGGTTGAGTAGCTGTTTGCATTGGCAACATTGCTGCCGTCTTCAACTATTAAAGCCATTATTTAGAAGCTTTGCAAAAGCATTTCTAAATCAGCCTTTGTAGATTTTGAATCATATTCAATACCAGCTTCTTCACATTGCGCCTGCAAATCTGCTTTAGAGCCTGCTTTAATTTCTTCTTCTTCTTTATACAATTTATGCACTGACGCATCATAATCACTTTTATTCATAATGATTTTAACACCTGCATTATTGACGATTGTTACTGTTTCGCATGTTTCTGACATATTACACTCCTTTGTTTTAACTGCTTAATTTGAGGCACTGCCGAAGCAATGCCCCATTGTTAAGCAATTAACCCAATAATGTTGCTACATGTTCTGGTTTCCATACCTTGGTACCCCAAGCCATTGCAACTTGTAACATTGCTTTGCCTTGACCAAGATAAACAGACACTTCAAATGGCAAGCCGCTGATTGGGTCTACAACCATCATACGATCAACAGCACTATCACGAACCACGCCACCGATTACAGGTGTTGCAGGTGCGCGCGCTACAAGCTCGATAGCAGAACGATTGAAACAAACGTTACGTGCAGATGATGCAGTGACAGTGATTGCAGTGACTCCAGCGATTGCATTACGTAAACCAGGGGCTTGCAAAGTGATGGTGTCACCTGCCGCTGGGTTAGCACCTGCAAAACTGACAAAAGCAACAACGTATTTATTAGTGTCACCCGCGAAAGATACAATGTCACCAGCAGATACAACACCAGTGCCAGCCGCTGCTAAGGTAATAACAGTTGAGCCAACAGCATAACCAGCTGCATCGGTAGCAGCATTAGCCATGGTGCCTGCTGTGAAGTTCTGCACCTGTGCTGACTGACGTAAATCCAAGCCAGCCAATGGAAGCAAAATACCTTGACGTTGCAAAACGTCTGTGCCTGTGATGTTAGCTTGAGATTGTTTGCCCTGAATGGTTGCACCAGCGGTTGTATTCATAACAAGCTGATGACCAAATTCGCCAGCGCCGTTGTCCACAAGGATTTTCTTAGCAAAAGAAGCATCGGAGAAATCACCAGCTGTTGAGAATGGAGTTGCTCCAGCCGTACCGAAAGCGCGTGATGCGCCTGAATGTGCTGCAATAGCTAAATCAACTTCAATTTCGTTAGTCAAACCACGCATGGCTTGAAAGATTTGGTCACCTTGGATTGTTTCAAAACCAGAGCCGTTATTTACGTGCTTGATTTCTTCGCCTTCCCACGGAATTTCAACAGATCTATCTTTCGTGATAGTGATCGTTTTATTATCAATAGTTTGATTTACACCCTCACTAATAACCATTGCTTTATTGCGATTAGCAACAGTAGCAGCTTGTGTGAAGTGCGAGCGAACGACATCGCCAATGGCTGCGCGGTCGCTTCCGTTATTAAGTGTTACGGCTGGGATAAAGCCAGTAAGCTCGCGGCTTACCTTGTCGGCTGCTACGTACATGTCGGCAGCTAGGTTGTTTAATACGTTAGGCATGATATGCCTCCTTTGATAGTTTAGGAGGCAAACAAAAACAGCGCCCCCATATAGTTAATACATGGATGGGCGCTGCCCTAAGTCTCTAAGAGTCGCAGACTAAAGAGAGTTATATGTTTTTTACACGCCTGAATAATAGACGTGATGTATTTAGATTGTCAACTATTCAATTTTACCACCTGCTTTGAAGAATGCCGCGCGTTCAACATTCCCCAGTGTATCGAATGAATCGCGGGTGATTGTCTTGCCCTTGCCTTGACTTCCCTTGCCACCAACTTCACCAGACCC